TGGGCGCTCGATCTATTCCGATGCAATGAAAATACGCTTTACGGAAAACAAATGCGGTCAAGAAGCGAAGTTGTTTGCTGAGAAAAACACCAGCGAGCTAGACGATCTATCAACCATTCCTTTCGGGAGATAAACATGGCAAGAACACCAGGAAGCAAGAACAAACCAAGGACTGTACCAATTTACACCGAGCAAGATGTTCGGGATCTAAACATTCGCATTACCAAGCTAGAAGGATTAACTGAGCGACAAGATGAAGCAGTCCAGCAAGGGCTAGATGAGATTAGCGAGTTGCGGGATAAGGTGGAATTCTATCGTAAGCAAACTAACCATTATCTTGCGCTAATCAATATCTTAGCGAAGGGGGTCTAATGGCTAATGCTCAATCAGACTTTGCGCCAGAGGTGCGCAATAGTGCCTGGTGGAGTGGTGATTCCCGCATGGCTGCTAATGGTCGTGCGGTGGATGCCATACTCACCAAGCAAGGAAAACGGGAAGCGCCAGACTTATCCAATGTGGAAGCGGTGCAGATGGGTCATGTCATGCAACCTGTCATTGGGCGCTTATTTCAAGATAAACATAAGATGGAATTAAAGGAAGCTGACTATGCCCTCACTCACCCCAAACACGATTGGATGCGTTCTCATTTTGATTTCATTAGTGCAGATGGTCGTGTGCTTGTTGAAGCAAAAAACTATAACGCTGGAGTTCGCAATAAGTTTGATGCCGATGCTAATCGGATTCCTGATGCTGATCTTGCCCAGCTCATACACGAATGTGCTTGTCATTCTATCGATCGTATATTTCTGGCTGTTCTATTTGGTGGAAGCGAATTCGTAACCATTGAGTTTGAGATCACCGAGGGTATGAAAGATGACCTAGTACAGCGTATGGCTAAGTTATGGGCATATTGCAAGACCGATAGCCTACCACCAGCAGAAACCATAGAGCAGACCAAACTGATCTATCCCAATAGCACCGAGGAATCCATTGTTGCAACGCAAAATATTGAGGTAGCAGTAGCCCAACTCAAGCAATACAAAGCTAGCATTAAGGCGCTTGAGGATCAAAGCGAAGCCCTAGAGGTAGCAATCCGTAACGCCATGGGAGATAAGAGCGAGATCATCTCCATCTCTGGTGATACCTTAGTAACCTGGAGATCCGCTAAGACATCCAAGCGCTTCTCTAGTGATCTCTTTAAACAAGCCATGCCAGACATTTACGAGCAGTTCGTAATTGAGCAACCTGGTAGCCGTAGATTTTTAGTGAAGTAAAGCCTAATGAAAGGGGATAAGATGAGCAATATTGTCAGCTTTACGGATATGTCGCAGATGGCAGAAGCAATAGCCAAAAGCGGTTTATTCGGGATGAAGGATACCAATAGCGTACTAGCGCTAATGGCAGTAGCACAAGCGGAAGGTATGCACCCCGCCACAGCAGCACGGGATTTTCATATCATCCAAGGCAGACCAGCATTAAAAGCCGATGCGATGCTAGCTAGGTTTCAAAATGCGGGTGGGAAAGTGGACTGGAAGGACTACACAGATGAGAAAGTTACAGGCGTATTTAGTCACCCCAATGGTGGAGAGCTTGCCGTTACATGGACAATTGAACAGGCAACCAAGATCGGTCTTGTCAAACCAGGTTCGGGCTGGCAAAAGTTCCCAAGAGCAATGCTCAGATCCCGATGCATTTCGGAAGGTATACGATCGGTGTTTCCTGGAAGTGTTCAAGGGTTCTATTCCGTTGAAGAAGTAAGCGACTTTGATGCGCCTAAACCCAAGGATATGGGTAGCGTAGTAGTCGATCCTGGCACGGGTGAGATTGATCTAAACACGATCAAAGAGGATATTCCCGATTCAACCCCAGACATTCCAAAAGGTAATTTTGGCAACATGGTTCATAAACTGCACCTATATGTTCCAGGTCAGCAAGAGCCATACGCCACATTCTTTAGCCTTGAGGATTGGATTGAAGGATTCCTGGATCTATTCCAGCGCATCCAGAACTCCACCAAGTATGACGATAAAGAGAAAACCAAGAAGTACAACCAACTACGAGCTGCCAACGATGCCTTTACAAAGACATGGAGTGGTATGCAGACATCTAAGTTTTTAACCCGCATAGCTGAAATAAGGAGAGATTAAATGGCTAATGGACATATCGCCCAAATGGGCAAAGGAGTATTGTTTGGTAATGCTGATAAGAAGCATGAGAAAGCACCCGACTGGAAAGGCACGATGTTGCTGTCTGAGGATTACAAAGCGGGTCAAACGCTCAAGATTGCTGGCTGGACTAAGAACACCCCAAAAGGGCAGCTCATTAGTCTATCCGAGGATAACTGGAAACCACAAAATACCCAGGAATATCCAAGAGAAGTAAACCATGTTAAAGATTCAGATGTACCCTTTTAAGGAGATCACCATGAAAAAAGCAATTGCTATTGTTTTACTGTCGATGATTTCATTAAGCGTATCAGCCCAGGTTAAATGCCAGCCTGATGGTAGAGGTGGAATGTGCTGTTGGGATGTAGGCACACAAGGACCATTTAAGCCTATTGGCTGTTAATGATTGTTCTAGACCTACCCTACCCACCCTCAATCAATAACTACTGGATTGCTAGTGGACACCGCAGATTTATTAGTAAGCGTGGTGTCCTCTTTCGACAATCTGTTATGGAATATGTCATGGACAACGAAGTTCCAAAGCTAGGAGAGCAGTCTTTGAGTGTGCATATTGTGTTAAGACCACGCAGTAAGAAGCTCATGGATATTGATAACTGTGCCAAAGCAATCCTAGATGCTTGCGAACACGCTGCTATTTTTGATTCCGATGTCCAGGTGGAAAAGCTATTGATTGAGCGAGGGCTACCCAAGAAGGGTGGCGGGTGTGTCGTAATGATTGAAGTAATCCCCTCTAGCTCAGAGGAGAATCCGCAAGGATAGTTAGGTAAGGTGCGCCAGCCATCTATTTGGGCAAGCTGGCACTACTAGGGAGATAACGATGAATGTTCCGTACAACACAGGCAAGGTCAAGATTGGTAGCAAGTATGTACCACCGAAGCCAAACTACATGGATGAGGATTCCGAGCTGATCCAAAGCGCCATGCTAGGTCAAACAATGGACTTTAGTGAGCGTGAAGATAGCTTCATGGATGTTGTATGTAAGCTATTGATTCTATTTATGACTGTATTGATTGCCTTATTAATTGGCTGGATCATCGGCAAAATATGATCTATTTTCTTTCTAGCCTAGATACCTATGAAATTGCCTGGGCAGCAGCAGATCGTTGCAAGTATAAGAAAGATCAGGGCTTAGTCAACTACAAGCGGGTTGATAAGAAGCGGGATAACTACGGCACATCCAGGGAAGGATTGACTGGCGAGTGGGCAGTCAGCAAATACCTAGACATTCCCGTAAATCTTGAAAATTATTTGGGGGGTGACCCAGGATGGGATTTTGAGTATCACGGCTTGAAGGTCGATGTTAAGACTACTAGGGCTAAGTACCTACTGTTCCAATCCCATGCTCATTTCAAAGCCGATGTAGCCATCCTAGTGCGCTATCACCAAGACTTCTTAGTAGAAATACTAGGCGCTATTACACGGGATGAATTTTTTAAGATAGCGCAGATTAAAAACCTAGGCTATCACGACAATTATGTTGCAACGCAAGATCAACTAACACCAATTGAGGAATTTAAAAATGCAAGAGAACACCAAGAAGCCTAAGATTTTTATAGCTACGCCCATGTATGGCGGGATGTGCGCTGGCTTTTATACCCAGTCAATCATTCAACTTTTGACCACTTGCCAGGCTAATGGCGTGGATGCAGAGTTTAGCTTTATGTTTAATGAAAGCCTAATCACTAGAGCTAGGAATTCATTGACCAGCACATTCCTCAAGACCGACTGCACCCACCTAATGTTTATTGATTCGGATATTAAGTTTCGTGCATCGGATGTAATCCACATGATCCGAGCAGACAAGGACATTATCTGCGGGATCTATCCTAAGAAGGAGATTAACTGGCACTCAGTCAAAGCAGCTATGGATCGGGGTGTGCCATTTGACCAGCTCAAAAGCCATACGGGTAGCTTTGTCGTAAACCTGGTGAACTATGCTGGAGAGGTAACTGTACCAGTCAATGAGCCAGTAGAGATATTCAATGGCGGTACAGGATTCATGCTTATTAAGCGTGAGGTCTTTGACAAGCTAGGAGAATCAGTACCAAGCTACTCCAATGATGTAGTGGATCTCTCAGGCAAGATGAAACAATCTGAGCCAATCAAGGAGTTCTTTACGACTTCCATTGAGCCAGGTACAAATCGATTGCTTTCAGAGGATTACCACTTTTGCCGTATCTGGAGAGAATCAGGTGGTCAGGTCTTTGCAGCGCCATGGTGTCAGCTAGCACACATCGGCACATATACATTTGAAGGTCAACTCACACCATCGGAATAACCATGAAAATACATACTGTTGAAGGCAAGCAACTAGAGTTCAATGATGAGAACTTAGTAGCTGTATACCAAGAGAAGTATCGTTTGTACGATCGATTCTTGCCACATCTAGCTAGTTACCTAGAGGGTGCGGTTGTGGATGTCGGTGCAAACTGTGGTGCATTAGCGGTAGCCATGGGCGTGAAGAATCCAGCATTAGAGTTCGTTTGCATTGAGCCAGAGGACAAGCACCTACTTCACTTACATAAGAATGTGTTGCAGATTAGCAACAAGGTTCAAGTAGATAAGGCTAAGATTGGTACGCAGTTCAAGATGCTCGATAAGGTTCTTGAGCAGTTTGATGTTAAGGACATTGGCTTACTCAAGGTGGATGTGGATGGCTATGATTGGGATGTGCTTGATAGCTATTCGTTTACGCAGAAGCCACCCATATTCATTGAAGAAGATTTTAAAGAGCCATGGCAATACGAGAAATACTTTGCTATGAATCAGCGCTTATCTAATCTGGGCTACAACAACATCTGGATGTTTGACAACTTTGGTTGCCTAATTGGATTTACAAAGGACTGGGATGTAGTCAATAGTCTTAATGCGTATGTCAACCGCATGAAGGCTGGACAGTCAGCCATTACATTGTGGTACATGGATTTGCTGCTATGCCAAAACCAAGATGTTGATAATCTAGGTCAAGGCGTAATCAGCTATATCAGCGCTTAGTCTTGCGCTTTGCAGTCTTAGCAGAACGGACAAAGGCTTCCTTGGTTGGATAGCCTTTCTGTCCTGGCTCTTTAGGTGGCAAGCCCTTCTCTCTGCGCTTATTGATGTTGTAGTACAAACCCTTCTTTATCGGCATTTCCATCTCCTTAACGATGCTTTAGCCCTAGTCGCTGGTCCTTTAGCCTTACGCACAACTCCAGACATACGGGCGCAGAATGATGCTTTACGACCTTTTTCAGACTTGGTGCGGGGGTTAGGTGCTGGTGCTTGGAGATTGCTTCCTGTAGCTCGATTTAGCTTGGCTCGACCTTTAGCAGTCAAGCCAGCGCCAGCCTTTACAGATAGCTTCTCTCCACGCCCAACAGACAGACTAGGATTCTTCTTAGCCATTAACGCTTCATCTTGCGACCAGAAGCCTTCTTCATAGCATCACGCTTCATGGCTGCATCGGAGTACATACGACCAGCAGCAGCTTCACGCTCTCCACCTTCCATCTCCATTTGACGGGCAGACTTGTTGCGATCCTCAATTGGTTGCAATACTTTTTGGTTTTCCATTATCTAGTTCCTTTTCTCATTTGACGGGGTTTTGGTTTTCCAGCAGTTCTTAATGCAATGGCAATGGCTTGCTTTTGAGGGCGACCTTCCTTCACCATTTTGCTGATATTGGATGAAACTGTCATGTCACTACTACCTTTTTTAAGCGGCATACGGGCGTGTTCCTTGTTTGTCAATGATGAGGGCTTGCTGTCTAGGCTTGTCCTCTGGGTTGTTAGGGATCGAGATATGTGTCCAACGGTCAAACTCCCGAATGATTTGATCGTATCCTAAGCCAGCAGCCATCACAGCTTTGACCACTTCATCTGGTGTCATGCCAGGCACACGAATATCGGCTGCACAGCCAATGCGGTGCTGACTAGTATCCTTGCTTCCAACGGCATCATTGACTTCTTTGCACCGAAATGCGCTATTAATCATTACTGGCTTGCCACCAAGGACAGTCTTTACTTGCTCTAAGAACTTAGCAAGCCTGGCAAGATTGGCTAGCTCATCCGTGTTTGGGGTGTTATCGAACTGCCGATGATCAGTATGAGTTAACTCCTCAAGAGTAAAGTGCAGACTAAGCGGGGTTATCATTTTTCTTAGCTTTCATGTCCATAATCTTTTCTAGGGTGCGACCACCAAAGTAAAAGCTCATAATGAGCATACCCCATTGTCCTAGCAATTCAACATAGTTGTTATTAACCTCGATGTCGGCAGCAGATAATCCAGCAAAACTGGTATAAACCAGCAAAATAAAGATTAATGTCATTGGTCTTATGTTCTTAGATAGCCAAGAATCGCTACCCATATCAGCTTGCTGGCGTTTGGTTAGTTCTTGAGCTTCAATATTGTCAGCATTTAACTCAGCTAACTTGCCCTCTTGTTGCATCTGTAAGAGTTCTTTCTGAGCCTTTGCCTTAGCTTCAGGATCAGGAATAAATTTATCTAAAACTTTCATCCCAACATCAAATAACGCCATTAATGGAATCATTTTTTACCACCCCATACAATGAAATAAGCTATATATCCCGCAACCAAAAAACACCAGAACTGCACCCACCTTACTTTTGACAGCTCGGCATCAAAGTAATCTTTGTCTGCCTTTTCTAACTTTTCAATCTCGGTCTTAATCTGGATTAATTTATCCCATTCCTTAGTACCGTACTTCTTTACAAACTCTACCCTTAATTTGTACTCCTCATCCGTAATTTGTTTACGGTGTTTGTACTCCTCAAGGGCTTTATATATTGCCCGTTCCTTCTTTAACTCTGCTTCTCTGCGCTCACGAATCTTTGCTTGCGCTCTTTGTCTTGCTACATCGACTGCTTCCTTCTGTACTTCTTCAATGTTTTTGCCAATCTCTCGACCAGCTTCACGACCAGTTTTAATCCCCTCGCTGATGCCTTTAGCGCCAGCGGATAACCCCAGTTCGTCTGACATACATCATTACAAGCCTTCGCCTGGCGTAATGTAAGCTCCTGAATTTGTTGAATCTCCAATAATCTTTGCATAGACATTGGCAGTAGGGCTTACTTGTGGACCAGTAATTACTTTGTAGCTAAATGGCGGCAATGGAACAACAAAACTACCTGAAGGAGTTGTTTCTGGAAGCGCAACATTAAAATTATTAGTTGCGCTAATCCATACATAAACAAATGTATTTACGCCATCGTTAGAAAGATAGTATTGATTTACAGGACTTGTAGCCGTAATGGTAAATACTTGAGATTCAGTATTTGCTGGACCAGTAGCATAAACCTTTATTGTTTTCCCCATCGGCTGAAAAGCAATATTGTTTGCCATTAGATGATGTCCTTTCCACCAGCGTTGCCAGGCTTAGATGTTGGTGAATTACGCTGATCTGAGCTGCCAGAAAAGCATTGCATCGACATATAGCCCATTGGATTGGTGCGACTTGGCTTGCCACGCATCATTGCATCCGTAATCGTGGTAGAACGCATTGGCTTACCAACAGAACTACGGGGTTCGTTCTTTTCCTCGGAAAGTTCTTTATTGAGATATTCTTTCATCAGGTTTTTCATTTGTTTCTCTCTTTCGTGTGTTGAGTAGAAGATAGCTGAAAAGGCAGAAAAACGCCATAGTTCCCAGTCTTTCCAGAGTTGGTTCGTACATTGTCCAGCAAGCTAGACTGAACGATAGTGCTAGCGCCAGAATCACCATCAAACGGTCTGAGATGACCTTTAATGCTAGACGAATAAGTGCTACTGCTTCCATGTGTATCCCCTGAGTGATTAAACAAGTTCATAGTTTAACCTTCCTCATCATCTGTTGCAATAAACCCACTACCCCATTCATCGTCAGAAATCTTTTGTTTGAGCTTTTCCACATTAATGGCACGATCTAGAACCTTGCACTTGTCGGTCAGACTAGCCATAGGATCAGCCATAACATCTGTCAATAGCTTTTCAATGGCAGTTTCAAGTTCTGGGTTTAAGCCCTTTTGTTTCTTAGCCATTTAATCTCCAGCAACCATGCCAGCAGCAGTTGTTAAGCCATTTCTGATAATCCAACGAGCCGTTTGAGCTGAAGTTGTTGGATCTAAAGTCATCTCAACAATGCGAATTCTGTCTGAAATTTCTTTGGATCTAGCTGGCGTAATTAAATTATTGTTTTCCAATGCTGGCTTAATCAAGCGATTCCAATTGTCACCTACTGTACCTGGCGCAGCTCTGGATAAAGTAATATTAATGGCTTCATTAAACGCTGTTTGAACCTCTTTATCAGCCCGTATAAGCGGTGCAATTTGATTTAATTTCTCAGTTTGACCACCAAGTATCAGCTTTTCTATCTCCTTGACTGGATCACCAGTAAGCCCTAAAGACCGTAGTTTTCCAGCAGCGCCAGTCAATTCCTTGGCTTTTTGCTCACCTTCCTTGGTAAGCTGTTTAGCTGTCTTTTGACCTTCAACAATAGCTGCTTTAGATGCCTTATCCGCTTCTGCTCTAGCCTTATCAGCAGCAGCTTGAGAAGTTCCAGGCAATGCTTTTATTTCAGTTTTAAGCGCTTCTGATAACGCCTTAGTCTTTGGAACAACCGATTCTGAACGGGTAATAGCATCCAAATGATTCTTTACTCTGCTAGACAAACCAGGAAACAAGTTAATCCATTCCCCATTTTCATAAGCAAACTTCTCAACTTGTCTAGCGTTACTGTCACGCAAGGTTCTAGCAACATAATCCGATGCTGCTCTTTCTACCAAAGCTGGATCTTTTGTTAAATTAATTAAATCTCGCACCTTTTTTTCAGAAGAAAAAAACTCTCCAGGCAAGCCAGATGGATCATAGGTTAAGTATTCTGGATTGATTTGATCCGTTCTAATTAGCTTTTTGCCAGGCGGTATCTTGAGCGCATTTAATAAATCTTTGCCTTCAGAGTAGGTTTTTAGCAAAGTATCAAACTCTCCACCTACTCCACCCGCATACTCTACTTGAGCTTTACGGATCATTTTGTATAGGTTAACAGCTTGTTCTTTCTGTAATCCCTTAAAACCTTCTACCTCTTTTCCACTAAATACTTCCCCTAGCTTTCTGCGGATATGATCCATTGCTTCAAACGAGCTTGGAACTTTACGGGCAATAGCTTCACCAGTTTGAGCATCAACACCTTCAAAAATAACCTGGTCATCAATTGATTTGCGGATATTCTCCAAGGTACTCTTTAATTGGCTTTCAGTAACGGGTGCAAACTTTAACTCTTTACCAGGCTTACCACGGACTAATTGCTTATCAAGAAAGTCTTTAAGTTCACCAAACGCCTTTGAGGATTGAATACCAACCCCTTGTGCTTCCTTACCTCTTACCAAGTTATCCACATTAGTTTTGGCTGCTTGATAAGCGGTATTTAAGGCTTTTTGCTCATCATCGACTACTTGGATTACACGGCTTTGTAGAGTTGATCCAATGTTCGATAATGGAACATTAAGGTCACCAATCTGCCCTAGTGTTTGAGTTGCCTGTGTTGCAGCTCTTTCTCCAGCAGCCTTGGCACGACCTGAGATTCCTAGCTTGCGTTGAGCATCCATCACGGCATTATCAATAATGGATTTTGCTCTTACATCGCCTTCATCAACAATGCGCTTTGCTTCATCACGGCTAACAAACAATGCTTTTTCTGCCCTGGTTTTGTAGTCTGCTAGCACCCTATTGGCTTCATCCTGTGCTTTTGTAATGTTTCCAGTAATGTCTGCCTGAACCTTTTGATCGGCTGACTTTAAAGTATCAAATACTTGGCGGTACGCATCGGTATCTGTTTTAGACACCCGTAAACGATCTGATTGTAGGAATTGGTTTAAAGAAATTTTATTTCTAAAGTTAGCTAACTCTCTAGTTGCAGCTTCAACAAACTCACTTTCCCCGCCAACGGTCCTTTTTGCGGCTTCCCAAAGTGTTTTTACTCCAGTAGGAGCTTTCATAAGGGCTGTTGCTGTTGTAAATGCGCCTGGTCCTAAGAATCCACCGACTGTTTCTGCAACATCTTTACGGGTTATCTGTGCGCCAGGAATATCGGCAACGACCTTTTCGCCACCAGGTACTATCTTTCCAGCTACTTCTGCACCGCCACCCGACACAACACCAGCAGCAGTACCACGCAATCTTGCACCTCTAGCTAGTTGACCGCCAGCAAGCAAAAATGGAGCAACGGCAGCACCGCCAGGAACGGCTGGAGCTACCATTCCAGCACCAGTAAGGATTTCTGGCATGGCATAACCAACGACACCACCAGCACCCATAGCGCCCAAAACATCTTTACCCTTATCAAGCAATGTTTTTCTAGGTTTTGGTGGTTCTTCAATCTTAACTTCTGGCACTTTTTCTATAGTTGGAACTGAATCATCCTTCTGAACATCAGAAAGTTTTAATGATTTTGGTTCTTCTACAGAAATTTCAGATAGTTTCATCGCTCTATTACTTCCTCAACATCTGGATCATTTGGGTTATTAGGATCTAATTTTGTAACTTTGTATCGTTTACCGCCAGAATTAATAATTTGACCGACTTGGTACTTTGGAGCTGGAGCTGGAGCAGCAGCCGTAGTTTGCGTTTGAGTTGTAGTAGGTGCTGCGCCTAGAGTAGCTGGAGCTGGTGCTGGAACTTCAGTTTCAGGGCGCAAGTTTGGATACTGTCTTTCCAAGCGTAATTGCTCCTTACGCATTTCCATCAAACTTTGCTTCATAGCATTGTCAATTGCTTCGTATGGTCTAAATCCAGACTGATATAAAGGAGCAAGAATCTTGTTTTCTACCTTTGTCAAAGCCTTACCAGCAGTTTCAAATTCTGAACTTCTGAACAATGCCAAGGTGCGAATTAAACGGATAGCTTCAGGATCATCCCTAAAGTTGTATTCAGCAAGACGGTTATCAACCCCAATCAAGCCAGATAGCTCATCCCATTTGCCTTCTCGTTGTAATCTTGCTAAAACTGGTAGAGCTTCTTCAAGCTGCGGAACTATCTTTTCACGCAAGCTATGTGCTTGGATCATTTCTTTTGGAATCTTTCCACCAGTACCGCCAGCAGCTTTCATGGAAGCAATAGCCAATTGGTTTGCTCTGTTCAAATTTTGATTAGCAACATCAACAGCTTGCTTCAAAATGGTATTTGCTCTGGTAATACCCTGTTTAGCATCAACAGCGCTAATAATGTCGCTGTTTAACTCTGCAAGAGCAGAATTCTTAATCTTTTGAGCTTCAGCCATGTTGTACGGCATCATCGCAATAGCACGGTCAAACTCCTTGCTAGCACGATCTAGCTTGCCTTGCATGATTTTGTATTGCTTATCAAACTCAATTTGATCCCGTCTAAACTCATCGGCACGACCTTTTTGGTATCCAGCCATCATGCCAGTCATGGACTTAATAGCACCTAAACCAGCCTGTCTGCCACCAGTATTACCAGCTAAAGAGCCTAAAACACCGATTACGCTAGCCAAAGTAGCCATTCCACCAAGAGTTTCTTTGCTAACGGTGAACTGGCTCATGGCTTGCTCTGCTTCAGCCATTACATCTTGTTCACGGGTTCTGGCTTCTTTGACTAAACGACCTTCTTCAGCCTTAAATGCAGCTTCAATTTCAGGCAAAGCCTTTTCTTTTTTAATCTTGGCTGCTGTTTCTCTTTCCTGTAATCGTCTTTCTTCGCCAGCCAAATCAACGGCTACATTAATCCCTTCTTCTGGAGTTTTAATGTTTTTTGCTTTTTCCAAGAACGGATCAATTCCACCCATTTGGGTGTTTAGGTCTGGATTAAACTTTCCAGGACCAAAGCCGATGTCCATTTCTGCCATTATCCTCTCCTAACTGGAGTTGTTACCTGATAAACGGGTTGCTGACCAAGAATGAACGGAGCAGCCATTGAAGCAAGTTGTGTGTAGAAGTTTTGATTTGCAGCGTTAATTGCTTGGTCTGCTTGCAAGCCAGTACGGATAGCGCCTTGAATGTATTGATCGCCAATATTGCTAATCCGTAATCCAAGGTCAAATTGGTTTTGAACCAAACGCTGAGTTAAATCGGCTATTTGGTTTTGAGCTTGAGCAGCACCAACACCACCACGGGTTGCAACGCCTTGTTGAATTTGCGCTCTAGCAGCGTTCAATATTTGACGATTGACTGGGGTTAACTCACCCCGTTGTGCAGCACTTTGTAGCTGTGCGCCAGTTTGCTGATATGGTCTGCCAAGGGCTGCCAATTCTTCCCTGGAAGCCTGTGCCTGTCCTTGAGCTTGGCGAGTTCTTGCTAAGTTAGCAGCAGTCAAGCCACCCGTTAACAATGTGCCTAAGCCAAGGCGGGGTAAATCTCTTTCTGTAATACCCAAACGATCCATGACACTTTTAGAAGATGGTTGCTCTAATTGTGATCTATCGATTCCCATGGTTGCTGGTGGAGCTTGACCACCGCCAGGATACACGCCACCAACATCTAGCTGGCTAAATGGCTGGTATCCCTGATCTTGCACTTGGAAAATATCTTGCGCCATACCTGGAGCTGGTTCAAATCCACCGCCAGCGCCACCAGAATAGTAGTCCATTGGTGTGGTATAGCCATAATCTTGTATTTGTTGAGGAGTAAAGTCTGCTCCTTGAATATCGGCTGCTTCTACAGGCGGGTTATAAACACCTTCACCAAAGCCAATGTCATAGCTGTAATCTTCTTGAAACTCAGGTAAGCCAGTAGCGGGGTTCATTGTTCCTGATCCACCACGCTTCTTTAAAAGCGCTGCTTCTTGAGGGGTAATGTGGGCTAATACTGTATCTTTTCCACGACCTTGAGAACGGATCAATTCTGCCAATGCTGGCAAATCAGCGCTCAATGTTTTCATTAAAAGTTTAGACATTATTAACTCCCTGTTTCGTCTTTAACACGCAATGAAGCAATATTCAAAACTGGGCGACCAGTAGCTTGCTCTCCACCACCACCAATAACGGGAGATCCAGCTCTTAACGCTTGAGCTAATGCCGCTGATCCTGGTGATGGTTGCCCTGTAGTGGTTGCATCCCCCATGGGTGGTGGGGTTGACGCTTGACCTGTTGGTGGTTGAGCTTGTCTGCCTGTTGGGGATGGCGCTAAGTTTTGCGCTGTTAATTGGGCTGCTGTAGTGCCAGCAGCGCTACCAATAAAACGGGCTAACTCTGGGCTAAGTCCTGTGCTTGTTCCAGCAACGCCTTCTTGCCCGTAAAATCCACCTTCTTGAGCTTCTACATCTCCAATACTGGTATCGGTTAGCCCTTCTCTTACTCCAGCGCCAACACCGCCAGCAACACCGCCAATAACAGCGCCACGCCCAACATTTTGACCACGCAAAGATGCTCCCGCTGCACCTGAAGCAGCGCCTTGTACAGCACCTCTAGCAGCAGCGCTTGTTCCAGGTGGTAGTTGTGCGCCAGCAACACTTCCAGCAGCGCTTGAAGCAGCTCCAATTGCACCCGCTTTTAGGACATCCTCGACATTTCCACCAGCTATAGCAGCATTAACAGCGCTAGTTGCGCCACCAATGGCAGCAGCACCAACGGCAGCAGTAGTCGCTGCACTAGCTCCAGCAACTCCCATGCTGTTCATAATGGCAGCTCCCACTTGTGGACCAGCATAAACTGTAGCAACTACAGCTACTACTGTAATAATGACGGGTGTAGCCTGTCCCATTAGAGCGCTCCTTCATCTAATAACTCTTGCGTTAACTTACCAGCCGTAATACCAGCAGCTAATAGGTTGTAATTAATCCCACCTGGTTGTATGTCGTTCTCTGATATAAGATTTTCTCTAATTGCTACCTCAATAGCAATAGGGTACATGGATGGGTTTGTTAAGGCTTCTTCAGCATATTTACCAGCCATAATGATGCGCTGCGGATCAATGTTCACCTCTTTAATAATTCTGCGTAAATCGTTCTTCGCCTTTATGACTTCAGGAGATTGTTCTGGTGATGATTTACGCTTAATAAGATCCACCATTTCAACATCCATTTGTTGCGATGCGTCATTTTCCATTTTTTCTGGTGGGGGGGAGAGTGGTTTCGTAGCCATAGTTTATAGTCCAAGTCCAGCAGCAATTTGTTGATGAATATAGAGGTGTGAAGCGATCCAATCGTAGAAATCTTCCTCATTATTGAAGTCCACATCAAGCATATTGAAGGGATTATTAAGCCCTAAAAGGGTTGAAAATGCTTGATGTTCTACTTGGTGAGCCAATAACCAGTCATCTAGGTTGTCAACACTAGCATCGGTGATTGGATAGACTGGTACTGAGATTCCTAAGTCCATAAAGGTTTCTTGGAACAGCTTATGTTGCGTACCATTCTCAAATAAGAACGATCCTAGGGAATCAACATCCCCAAATTTAACGGTAGAGAGAGTTTCAAAGTCCATTAGTTCATCTTAAAGGCAATAGCCACTAAAGAAGCCACAATAAAAGCTGCCGATCCAATCAAAATCTGTTCAATCCGTTTTAATCTAGCGCAAATACTTTCATAGCGCAGTTCACACACCGCTTCATGGGTATTGAGCTTTGCCCGTGTTTCGTCAATTAAAAATTGTGCAGTTTCCATTAAATAATTACCCATCGTGATCCAGAAGAAACAGTAACTACTACACCATTGGCTACTGTGACATTTCCAGCAGACATGGCGTTATAGCCAGAACCAACGGTAGCATTTGAGCTAACAGTATTGGAGTTGTAAAACAAGCCATTCATGGCAGTTACTTGCGTTACATTGGCGTTACCGCTAGTAATGGTCGTATTATTAAGTGTTAGGTTACCAACGGCTGTAGCAGTATTGCCTAATCCAATTGTGGTATTTCCAAGGGTAATGTTTCCAGTTGCCGCTGCTGGAGCTTGACTGAGCCAAGCCGTGCCATTGGATGTTAGAACATTGCCTGTTGTTCCTACTGCGCTAAGACCAGTACCGCCTTGAGCTGGTGTAATGGGCGTGGATACGCTTGAAATGGTGACATTTTGTACTGTTAAATTACCTACAGATGTTGCTGTGCTACCAAGGGTTAAAGTAGTATTTCCCAGGGTAGTAGAGGAGTTAGCCAAATAGCTATTAGGAAAGGTAGCAGCAACGGAAGTAATATTAGCATTGGCATACACCCCGTTTGTTTGTGTTGTACTGTTAATTGTTCCACCAGTAATAGCAACGCTATTGGCGTTTTGGGTAGCCATCGTACCCAATCCAGTTACTTGACCAGATGGTATTGAAATGCTTACATTAGCAGCAGTTGTAACCCTTCCCTTTGCATCTACCGTAACTTGGCTAACAGTTGTTGCATTGCCATAAATACCCGCAATAACCCCAGAAGTATTAAGCGTAGGATTTGGATAAGTACCAGTAAGATCACCGCCAGCAGCGCCACCAGGAGCAGTACCAGAAATCGTAACATTAGCTGCATTTGTTAATTGACCTTGTGCATTAACAATAAATGTCGGCACTTGTGTAGCTGATCCATAATTACCAGCAGTAACAGTCGTATTGGCAATTGAAATAGTGCCTGTGCTGGTAATTGGACCACCAGTTAATCCTGTGCCTGTAGCTACATTGCTGACATACGCTACTTCAGAGTTGTCAACCTTTTGCCAGACTGTGCCGTTAAAGATAGCCCAGTCACCGATTTGCCAATCGGTTATGCCGTTTAAATTTGTTGATCCAGGAACGGATACAACATAGTATTCTCCTTTTGTGCCAACACTAGAGGTGAGCGTAGGATTATTAGTGGCAGCATCCCATGTGCCACTATAGATCACCCCGCCAGCTACACCACCACCCCCACCAGCAACCTTGAGAACCATGTTTTACACTCCATCGCCAGGCGTTATATAAACTCTTGCTGTACCTGAAAGAATGACACCAGTAAAGTACGCATTGGGTACAAAGGTCAAAATCTCATCTGTACTTGGTAATAATGGAAAAGAGGATTGTGAGCTAGTCACATTGGCAGCAGCAGCCGTAGCTTCAGCAGCAGTAGTGCCATAACCTAAAAATACAATGCCTGTACCAGAATTAATTACTCGATATTGATTACCGCCAAGGGTGGTAGAAAGGCATTGAGCTGGAGTTGGCGCTGAAGTAGCAGCCAGGAAAGTTACCGTGTTGCCAGTCTTGGTAAAGGCATTAATTCCCATTTCAAGCTCCTAATCGTTTAGCTTGTTCTGCTTTAAATGTTTCGTATGCTTGGCGAACTTCGGGTGTCCATGCCGCATTGCAAATGTCTTTAACCTTTTGTTCTTGACCGCTAATGTCGGAATCAGGAGTTAATGACCAACGATGAAATGTGCGAGATACAAACTCACCATCTCGTTCAATAATGGTAGCCTGACGGACTTGGATGTTCCAATCGTTTACGACTTCAATTTTGTCTATTTCTGTGCGTTCTGTTAGCATTTTGATTCCTTAAGATGCTGAATAATAACAACCACTAAAAATTACATAACTACCAGATAAATCATTATTATTTACAGTATTTCCAGCACCACTTTGGTATGCCGCCATTTCTGAAAGGCCTGTTTGCACTTGCCAATAAACAGGTGCTTTAGAACCACTATATAAAGTTCTACCTGACATATAAGAATATGTATTAACGCCTATTTGAGCAAAAGGAAGCCCACCAATTTTTGCGTGATTTGTGTCTGAAGTAGAAGGATAGTCTACATAACAGGTTATAAAAACCAATCTACCAATTTTTACATATCTTGCTTGAATTACAGCCAAAGTTATAGAAGCAATAGAAGCATTTACTGGTGTCCAAGTACCTTCCTCATAATCATCTAGCGTATTAGCGTCTGTGCTTGCTGATTGAGTAGCTGGGAATGTAATACCAGCACCGCTAGTAGATGGGGTAGCGTTACCCACACCGATTGTTGTTGGGAATTGGCTACCAACCGAGCCGTCAATAATTGCTGGCATTATGCTAACTCCTCATCTGTTGGTCGTGGCAATGTTGGATGATTCCAAACTTTTATGTAATCGCCTTTGCCGTCTGAATCGTTTTGCACAATAATTCCAATTTTAATGAAATTTGTACCATTTAATTCAGGGTAAATTTCTACAATTTTGTCTGCCAATGTCATCATGCACCCCTTACTAATACTGCTGAAAATTGAGTTGTTGTAGAAGAACCACTCAAACTTACTGTTCCTGCTGAACCATTATTTTGATAATAATATGCTTCAATATAATCAGTTGAACCATTGCAATAAACTAATGCAGAATACATGCCACCCCATTGGTCTGCCGCACTTGTAATATTTTGTTCAAACGAAGTGTAATTACCACCATTTTTATAAATATAACCACTCATAGCATAAGTTCTACCAGTAGTTAAAGATACTGCTGAATAACTGTAATTTACTTGGTAATAACCAGCAACAGTAGGGGTAAATGTAGATGATGCAAAATTATTGTTTGTATC